TCCACGGTTAACTCATATAGAAGTAGTAAGGTTCGATCACAAAGACATCGAACGTCATGATGCTGTAAGAGAAGTACTTTCAGTATACGGAGATTAAAAAAAGGACCTTCGGGTCCTTTTTTGTTATTATACTTGTGTGATCTCTACACCCGATTTTTCGAGAAACGTAACGCCGCCAGTATCCCGATAAGAGTTACGATATAGAACGTGCCCAATACCGCTTTGGTATATAAGTTTGGCACACTCCATACATGGAGCATGGGTGATAAACATAGTAGCACCCAGACCACTGTTTGTAGATCGAGCTAATTTGGCAATCGCATTAGATTCTGCATGGAGTACCTCGGGTTTAGTTTTTAGTCTGTAACGGCCCTGCATTTCATTGCCGGCGGCATCTAGATAAGAGCCTTCGTAGGGCCAACCTTCCTCAATCTCTTCAGGACTCAGCCAGCCGCCGGCACTACACCATTCAACATCTTCACAATCATTATCCCAACTTGCAGGCATGCCATTGTAGCCGTAACTTATTACGCTATCATCCTTGACAATGACTGCACCCACTTGTAGACGGCGAGCATGGCTAAGTTCAGCTGTTCGGCCTGCCCATGCCATGTAAAGGTCTTTGAATTTTTGTTTCAATTGGGTATCTCTCTAAATCTCTCTAAGAAACTTTCTATATAACAACTATACGATAGATCACCGTTATCGTCAAGACAATAATGTATCCAATTATGTCCGTCTAGTTCTATGGTATGTAACACGCGAAATATCACATAATCGGTTTGTTCGGACCACCTGCTTCCTATTTTTGGTATTTTCATAGTTCACCACTTTCTGCCAATTTTAATATGAGACTATAATGTTGGTAAGCCTTTTTGACTGCTGGATACTTGTCCCGTAGATGTTTTTCTTCTTCCTTCTGTTCCATTAGATGTTCAAACATATTATAATGTCCTCGACCTTTCATGTTGTTGAAAACCTCAGCTTCAAAGTCTGCCAATCGTTCTAATGAATCCTCGGTAATTTCTACAGTATAGAGTTTTATAGTTTCGTATCGCATGGCTTCTGTTGCTGTTAGATCGTTATAGTCAACGGGATTCTGAAAGTATTTCACATTCATACGTGTATGTCTATAGGCACGTTTGTTATCGTCAATGATATTGATTCGATAGTGCTCTACAAATGTTTTAATATTTTCCTGACTCATTTTATTCCTGCCTCTTTTAAAATTTCATTTACTAGCAATACATCAGCAGGAGATTCTTTAAATTTCTTTAACCAGAATTTAATATCAAATGCTGGAGAAATCATAGCTAATTGCTCATCATTCATTTTACTAACCATGTCTTTACCCGAGGCTGAATTTAGTATTACCCACGAACTAACTTTACCATTTAAAATATCATATACTGCTTTATTCAAACTAACGTGTGAAAAGTATTGTGCAAAATTTGCACTATGCTCATCGCCCCATTCCATCATGGTTTGCAATGTACGTTGTACAGCACTTTCAACGGGTTCTACCTTTAATGTTTCAAAAAGGTATTCATCATACAATTCATCTCGACACCAATGGTCTAACTTAACACCGCTCTTAATTACAAAGTCAATAAATTTATTTGGATATAATGGGTTTACATTGTTAATAAAACTTCCAAACTTTACAAACGCATTATAATAACTACTATCCGCAAAATCATTGTAACTTTTATTTTTTTTAGCATTTTGAGTTAGTTGCCAAAAACGATTAAACGCCATAAAGCCAGCTTGGACACGCTTCTCATCTTTTTGTAAAGCACGTCTTTTGCGTTCGCACATATGCGCCACAAGGGTTTTTTCTTGCATAAAACTCTTGTTACACCATACGCAACTATGCGGTTGACTTACTAATGCGATCACTCGTATTCTTTCCGTTGTTTTTTATCAAATCCCATGTCATCTAACAACTCATCTTTTTCAGTATCAGTCATTAGACTAGCCAACAATTTAACATCTTCTATTTTATAACTAGGATGAAGTTCTGCCAACAACTTTTCAATTTTATTAAACTCTTTTTTAAGAGCAGGTAGGTACGGATGATAAGTTTTATAACCAGTACCTGTTGCTGCATACAGTTGCCATAACAATTTTTCGTTGTCTTTACCTAGACTAAAATAGTTTTTATTTACCAGTTCGTTAGTGCGTTCTATAAACCATTCTTGTAAATCACTATCATTAGAATCAACATTACTAACATAGCGCATTAGAATATATGGACTGAATTCTTTTAATTCTACTGTGGAGAGATTATCATAAAAGTCGTAATTTTTATTATCAACCGCAGCTAGCAATCGAGATAAATCAAGTTCTCTTTTCTTTTTAGGTTTAGCTTTTTTTGCGGTTGCCATATCGTTCTTCGTAATCCTTTGTTAGGTAGTATGTTACTTTAACACGTTCTATAGCCTCTTGTAAAGTAGGATTGATTTTAGCAGCTCGGTGTATATTACCCCAGAGCTGACTTTCTCTTATTTGGTCTCTCATTGAGATATTCTCTTTAACCAAATAGCGGTCAATGGAGCCTTCCTCTCTGACATATACAGTTTCACCCTTGTCCGGGCTTTCAAATATCTCAGCCATTTACCAACACCTTGTATAATCCACTAGTTCGCTTTGTCGACTAACTTCTTTAACAAAATATGCACAAACAGGTTTAGTACCAGGCTCTAATGGTGTGCATAGTAGTTGGCCCGGTTTCATCTTTGGAAAATACCACTTAACATCTTGATAGATATCAACTATATCAATGTCGTGAAACTCGGGTCTAAACCCAGATATTGGATTAAAACAAAATGTTCTAAAACCTCTATCATTAAGGCTAGTCAACGGAAGTACTTCCATTTCTGGGCCTTCTGGATCTCCTACGATTGTACACCAATCCAATGGCATAGTAAGATCGTATGGGCCGATCTTTAGCACGGCGGCTGGACCAGTAAAACTTTCTAAAAAGATCAAAGGTATAAAAAAATAATCTGGATTTTTATTATCACTATTGTCTAGTACGGAAAATCTTAAATCATCATCTACCTCTTCGGGTAAATCATTTAGGAAGAATACTTTATTTTCTAAGGTTAGTATTTGCATGTTAGTATTTTACTTTTTGTATTGAGAAGTCATATTTGGCTTCTTTATAAAACCGTTTTCTTTCGGTTAAATGTCGTTTTGCATATTTAGATGCGGCTGTTATGTCCCAGATTTGGACGAAGTCTTTATCATCTGCTTTTCGAATACCGCGGCCAATCGATTGTATAACTCTAACAAAGCTCTTTCCGGGTTCCAGAAGAACCAGATTAAAAATCCTAGGGATATTAATACCCACAGCGGCCACACCAAAAGTCGCCACAATAATCTTGTTATCAGCAGTTTTAATTTCATCATACTCTTCTTTTCTATCTTTAGTTTTAACTTGACCTGAAACAAACACCGCTTCTGGTATTTGCTCAATTATAAATTTACCCGATTCAATTCTATTAACCAAGACTAAAGTATTTCCTGATGTCGCAATATTGCGAATCATATTACTGATATATGTCATACGAGTGCTATCAGTAACAAGATATTTTAATTCTTCTGCATAACTTCCAAATTCTTTCCACTCAGCTGTTTGTACAACATTAACATGACAATTACTTAATACGCCTTTTTCCTGTAATTCATGTGCAGATATGTGATGAATTACATCACCTAAACTTGCTCTCAATGCTTGATATTCGTGTTCTGCTTTTGGTATAGTTCCAGTTAGGCCCCACCGAATAGGTGCATTTGACAAGTTATGGGTTAGTAATTTCTTTAACACATCGGCTTTGGCCATATGTACTTCGTCAACTATTACTGTATTAACACCATCAAGAAACTCAGCTAATGACAGTAGTTCTTCATTATCATGCGATTTTTTATCTAATATATTTAGACTTTGCCAAGTACATATAGTGTGCGTTTTATTAAGATCTTTTCTATCTCCATAATATACACCTACATCGAGTTTGCAATTAACAAAATCTTCTTCAGTTTGTTCTACTAAACTTTTGTTAGGAACGATAGTTATTGTTCTGCCATACTTTTCACATATCTTCGATAACGTAGCAGTAATGATAGTCTTACCTGCGCCAGTTGCAACTTCTTGTAGACATTGTGGGTTCTTTAAGAAATTGTTTACAACATCACATTGATAGTCACGCATACGGATAGGTTGTCCTTCCATAATGTGCCCTTTGGGCCAACACAGGTCTCCCCAGAACTCTTCAGTTATTTCTGGAAATTCTAATGGTGGGCTAGTTCTTTGATCATCGACTTCGATATAGTAATTTTTACTTTCTAAGTATGCTAATACAGGACTAAGCATACTTAGATAGGTAGTACCACCTAATCCAAAGAAACTAATACTCCCATCCCATCGACCTAACTTATAACTAGGCCTAAAGCGGGCAGTTGGATCTTCGTATTTGAATTTTTTGACCAATGCCTTCCGCGTGTCAAGATCTAAATTTTCAATCTTAACATTTACTTCGTCCTTGATAACAATTTTACAGGAGGCCAATCTTATTCACCTTTTTTGATTTAATGTAAATAACGTTATTGTGCCATAGCACTAAATTCTTAATAGAATGATGTATATTATAAAAATTAAAATTTATAACAGAATTAAAATGAATATTCTTTTCAATTATCGGTTTAGGAATTTTTCCACTAACAAATACTGCTTTGGTATCAGCATGTATAGGAGAATTTAATTTATTATCCTTAACAAACTCGTTAAATTTTTCACCAGTTTCTTTGGGCAATCTGAACATCACACTGATATTTTCATTAGCAATATTATTAGATGTTAGAAAGGCCAACGACATTTCTAATTTTTCTAATTCACTTCCGCCGGGTATTACAAATAAAGTAGGTGTCATGTTTATTAGAATATCGTTCAATAAACATAATGAATCCTCTTCTAACTCAATTGTTTCTGTTTCCATAGGATCAGTTTGTAAAAACTTTTTAGTAATAAAACTAGCAGATTCCCATTCAGTAGAGTTTGCTATATGTTCGTCCCAGGTAAAAATACCCAATTTTCTTGCATAGAATAAAGTTTCTATAATACTAGAACTAGTTGGCTGTTTAATATAATCTGGAATATTTACAAATTTTAAATTTTTGCCTTCAGATACTACCATAGGTATATATCTGTCCATATTATTTTTAATATCTGCAATTTGATTTTGATACTCTCTAAATTCTTCGTAAACTATAAAATTATCTTCGTCTGCTATCGTACCTAAAAATAACAATGCTTGTTCAGTTAATGAAAACTCCCAAACTTTTTCAGTAGGATCCCAATTTGCAAAATTGAAATTTTGTTTTTCTTTTCTAATTTTGTTTACTATAGTTTCATTGAATGGAAATTTAACTTTGATTACTTTATTATATGTTTCATGAGCAACGATGGTCATGCTTTTAATATTATTAATAGTTCTAAGTTGAGTTCTAAAT